GAGCTAACCAGTATATCCGGTCTGCCTAATGTAGATAAATAATCAAATACACATACCTGACCTTTGATAGGTTTAAATCCAAAGGTACCATCCCCGAATACCAGTACAACACCGTCATACGTAGTTCTGACCAGTACCTTCGTGCTTGCGCCCGGCGGTGCCAGTTCTTCTGCGTACCGTACCGGCGATAAAACCATCTTACCTAAGTTATCCGATTGCCGTATCCAAACCTGTAAATGCGTTAAATCATTGTCAATCGACATATCCTCAACGTACAGTTTCAGGAACGGTTTGGTATCTTCAATCACGAACTCCTGCCGTTGCCAGCTACCTAAACATAAATCAAACGCTTTCCCTTTCAGCTCCATCGGATTATTAAATGTATATTCCGATAACAAAACTACGTCATGACCCTTATATGTACCAACCGGAGTAAACCTTGACCCCCAGCTAAATCCTTTCCCGTCCCCGGCATCAAACTCTTTTACATCGCCGTTCTTAGAACCATCCGTTAGTTTTATCCTAAAAACCGGTGCAGTGCGCCGGTTTGCCTCGTACCCCAGCATACCCGATATGTTATATACGCTACTGGCCAGCTTAGCACTTTCAAGGTAGCTTTCCCGCCTGGCTGCCATAGAATGAAACGATAAATATGTACCTGCCCCTGCCAGCAGCTCCAGTAACGTTGTACCAGCCGAAGATACATAAAAATCTTTCCATTTATCATAATCCGGTAATGATTTAACGTATTCCTTTAAATCTTTCAGGATTGAATCAAAAGATAAACTTTTAAGGTTAATAGGTGAATCTGCCATAACAAACTATCCTTTCAAAACTCCTTTATACGATGTTGTCCCCGGTATACCTACAATCGAAAAAGCAAGTAACATACTCATTTTATACTCATCCGGTATACGCTCTACTACTGTCCGGTTATAATCCAGTACAAGCCTGGTATCCCATTTTTCTAACGCATCTACAATCCATTTTTCTACCATTGCTTCTGTGCCAGCATCGTTCAACTCAAACAGGAACCCGCCCAGCTCACAGCCGAAGTCCGGCCTGAAAAACCGTTCAAACTTTTCAGTCTGTAAAATGTTGCCTATGCTCTGAAAAACAGCATCTACATCATAAACCAAGTCCCTGTCAAACGGATTTAACTGGTTCAAATCTGAATATATACCATACTTACTTCTTGCCATTATATCTTTAATTTAACCATGTTTCCCACATTGATTGTTCCCATGCCCAGTATGCTTGCCGGTCTTCCCAGTCGGACAAGGGTTCCAGATAACCTATCAATGAATGACCGTTGTACACCGGTACCCAATCTTTAGCTTTATCTTGCCCTGACATAGCATTATATTCCGCAACCGTGATTGTATACCTGTCTTTAAGGTATCGTTCCGATAAAACCTGCCGTAACCTATCTTTTACAGTGCTCATCTTTAATTAGCCCAAACATCGGGGCTGTGCGCCAAACATGCGCTGCCACAAGAGACAGGGTCGCCTTGGCGACCTGCCTGTAACCCATTTATGTACACATCGGGTGAACCTGCTGCTAAAACGCCTCCGTGGCAGGGTGGAGGGCAACAATGAGAAGACCAAGCATCACTTTGCCGGTGCCATGGTATCCCGTTCACATAAACATCAGGAGACGCCTGTGCGTTCGGTCTGGATGGCCAGCATCCATGACCCGTACAAACATCACCTAATCTGACTACCTGAGGCATAACTTACTCTTCCCAAACCGGTCTGGAACCCGAACCATTATAATCAATCTGTGCCCTTGCCAGTCTAATTAAATTATTTTCCATTGTTATTCAATTGCCCTGTCCGGTTCCGGTGGATTAGGCGTGGTTTCATGGTCAAGGTTATGGTCAATACGTGACCCGTCAAACTTCAGATTCTTGACCGTGTTAAGTTTACCCATGCCTTCCGCCGATATAACTATATCTTTTGCTATATGCACCCGCATATTGCCTGATATAAAAACTGTTAAATTACCATCTTTATCTAAATCAAAGTAGCTTCCCGAAGGCCCATGTTTAAATTTCATGTAACCCTCATCCTTATCCACCTTAATATAGCTTCCAGATGAATCTCTGAAGCCATAACATTCTGGATAATTACTGTCAAACCCAACCTGATGCGTTATCTCGCTCTGCCAAAAACCGACATACATCGGATGATAAATATCTTTGTACGGGAACTGTATCTCCAGTTCTGTGCCTATCTCAGGTACGCTGAACCCGCTGTTATACGGTGTTGAATCACCGCCACCGCCTAATCCATAGCTATTTCTCGGAAAACACCACGGCAGCATATCTTTATCATCTCCTTCAAACAACCCTTTAACAATACATTTTAACCTGCCCAATTTTTTAGGGTCGATGTTATCTACTACAATACCTTTATGCGGTAACGATAAATTATCTACCTTGCTAACCTGCTCCAAAAAATTAACTAACATATTACCGTAAATCTCCTTTCCCGCTGTTTAACGTTTCCCGGCATAGTTCCAGGCTCATTGTAAACTGGCTGCTGGACAAGTTCCTGACTACCTTGCTAACTACATACCGGCCAGAAAAGAATTCGATTGCTTCTTCTTTCTTATCATCCTGCCGTCTATCCAGAAACAAAACACTATCTAAAACATCTACATCAAAGTAATAATCCGTTACCCTGACCACCAGTTTAACCGAGGAACCCATTGTCAGATACGATAAATTCCGCATAAATGCGCTCCAGTAATTTTCATGAACATTATCGTTCAGGAACGATGCGTTATCGAACCGGGGCGTTATCTCTTCCATCCGGTTAAGTGTCTTTGCCTGTGCCAGAAATACTTCTGCTTCTTCATTATCAAAAACTACGTTGCCTGATTCCCAGTCAACCAGTTTCTTTTCCCGACCGTACCCGTACCAAGAGTTGATGAACCCGCTGCGCATCTCAACATGATAATTACTCTGATACGGTATATCTTTATCATCAGTTAAATCGCCGTATACCAACCGCCAGTCAATATCTTTCAGTTGCGTCGTTGACCGGAGCAAGAACCGTTTATCTGCCGTGATACCTACCAGCGGTGTTGAATCCGGTATATGCGAATGTAACCAAACCTCGTTTATAAATCGTTTGTTCGTTATCCCCGGTTGTAACCATAACATGGTATCCCTAGCCGTGTTCCCCCGTAAATCAACCGTGAAATAATCGGCTGCTACCTCATCAATTACATCCAGAGACGTTTTATCTTTAAACCCACGGCAATGCGTTACGTTTAACCAGCCGATTGCATCTATCAGTCCGCTTAGTAATACCCGCCTGAAATGGTCGCCATCGGGGTATGTATCCATCCGCAGTATCCGCAGGTCACAAGTACGCATGTGGTCTTGGTCCCGGCCATACGATACCTGCAAGATGTTACCTTCGTTCATTACTTTGATAACATCTTCTTCAATCAGTTTAATCTCTAACCGGAACGATGGTAACACATTCCCGGCCTCTTCAAACACGGTAAACGTAATAACCTGTCCTGCCGATAGAAAATCATCAAAATCCGCTATCGAAAAAACAAACCTGAATTGACCTTTAATATCAATCATTCTCGCCTTTTAACGAAAAATTAAGCTTCTCAAGGTTAGATAAACTAAAATACCTAATCACTGTCCCTTGTTTTACATATTTATGGCATGGCATGTAATTGTATAAAGCCAATACCCACCAGTATTGTGTTGAATTATATAGTTTATACGAGATGTTGTCTAATCGTTCTGCATCAACTAAAATCTGTACCTCGCCTGCTGCTGGAATATCTACAAGTTGATTCACAAAATCAGATGTTAAAATATCATAGGTTTGAGCATCCTTGTTAAATTCAACATATCTCCGTGCATCAAACCTTGGTGTTGCATCTACATTTAAATTTATACCGTAACTCATTTTTTAATATACTGTTTCACTGGCTTGCGGTGCCTCAAAAAACCTGACGTTACCGTCCGTACTGCCTGCCATATCCGGCAATGCAACGTTTGATTCGGTATTAAGTGTATCGCCCCAAGCTGGATATTCATTCTCGCTACCGGCAGTTAAATACTTAGGTGTCGGGGACGCACCTTTACTCATCCATTGTTTAACCTCGGTTGATGATACCGGTCGGCATGATGTTAGAATAACCGTACCGGTTGCGTAAATCGGCAGCCCAGACGGCATAAACTGAGATGACATGTTAAAGTTAATGTCATCCAGTACAAAGATAGATGTACTTTTAAACCAGTTACCTAAAATTAGCCTGAGTACACCTTGCGGTTTTGAATAGTTACCTCGCTCGTAATTCAACGGGGCGTTCATCACCGTAACAAAGTTATCGGCTATACCGCCTACAGACTCGCCCAGTGTTTCTTTGCCAAACTCGCCAAACGTAGGATAGATAGCCTCGTATAACGCCCGAATAGGTACCCGAACATCATCCTGACTACTGGTAGCAACAAAGATTAACGGTATAGCTATCCTAAAGTTTTCTGAGCCTTCCCAGTTAACCATTAACGTTGCCGATGATTTAACTTGTCGGCTGGTCATTGTCATTCCGCCTGCGCCCAACCCCGACATTATCTGGTTCCATGCAAGTGTTCCAGCCGCTAAATACTTATTAGCTATATCCTGAAACTTCGGGTCGGCTGCTTCCCGCCAGTTACTGCGACCATCCAACCTAATCTCATCCGTTAAAAAACCTTTCACAGTCCACTTATCCGATACAATCAATACCTGACTGTTCTCTGCTGATATACCCGATATTAAATCTTGATATGTAAAACCCATAACTAACTGAAATATCCCATGTTTACTAACATTATACCTATATCATCCATACCCATCCTTGTATCCTGAACTGAAACAGAACCACCCCCGCTTACCC